ATGACCAATGATCGCTATAAGTTTATTCAGCCCTCGGCTGAGGAGGCGTAGCCGCACCAAGCGCAGCGCCCATGAATTAATAACGCCGAGAATAACGAACAGGATTACGTCTAACCATTAAATATCTCTGACTAGCCAGTAGACGGCGCCGCTGCCAAGCCCGCCATGCACCTTGCACGTTGCGTGCCATTCGTCCACGGGTTGCACGGGTATATCGCATAGGAGCACGTTGGTTGCCGTAGAAGGCTGCAACACTCATAGGTCTACGGTATGCCATCTTAGTCGTCTATGTTGTTAAAAAAGGTCGTTGTTCGGACAACTGTGTCAAAGTGACGAGCAGTTCCTACTGCTGGAAAATTTGTCAAATAAGAGGGACTTAATGGACTGATCCAATGTACCATGTACAGAGGATGGTTCCACTCTTTTTCGGCGTTGTCATGAAGGTACACGAACTGAGGTATCTTGAAATATTTTTGGATTCTTCCCCAGGTTTTCTGACCAGGACCTCCGGCTCCGTTTTGCATTATCTGTTGCAGATGGGTTGATTCCCTCGCAAGGATTTTGAATCCCACCGGGTGATGTGGGTTGATTCTACCCGACAAAAGGTAGTCGCTCCAGAAATCGGTTGGAACAGCCGCCGCAGGTGGGAATTGTACGAACGGTCTTGACTCATTGTCGGAGTTCTCGAAGCTTGACCACCATTCAGTGGCAAGATCCACTGCAAGTGGTTCGTCGAAGTTATTATTAGTTGAAGGTTCACGTGAACAGTCCAATTGGATTAAAGCCCAGTTTAAAACACATGGCCCCATAAAACCGTTTTCTTGTGGACTTGGTGTAGCCGGACTTGGATTGGCTGCTGAGTACGCATGTAGACCGAACGCCTGGAAATCAATCTTGACTCCTTTTAAAAAGATGTCGTGTTTCCGAGCGTTACGTTGGGCAATCCCGGAAACCAGTGGTGGTAGACGTATACGTTGCACGTAAAGTTTACCTATCTGTTCTGCGTTGATTTGTTTGTAATCATTGAACGCCCCGCCCGACGCTTCCTTTTTGTCTCCATCGTGGTGACGGATTCGTTTAGTAGGGGGATTCGTGGTTCCCATGTCGTTAAAAAGCCGTTTCCTGAGTGATTCAATTCCTGATCCGTCTAAACGTTCAGGTACCGGGTATTCGGATGCAAGACCGACTTGGTACTCTAACGCTTCAACACCGGTATATGCGATACCAATTGGGTTGCTGCCAAAAAAGCGCTTTGCAATGGTACTGATCGGTGTAGTCATTTTTGGAACAAATGTGAAGGGTGCTAGTCTACTATTACCTAGCACACTTCTGTCCCAGTCCCAATACGTATCCACGTACCACCCCGTACCATCCTGGCGGACCGAACGAGCGAAGCGAGAGAGGTTTCTTAACTCGCATCATGTCAACGAAATCCAGACGCTTTGTGTTTACTATTAACAACCCGACTGAAGATGACCACCAAACAGTCGCCGACTTCCTCGATTCAGAGCGTGTCGTCTACGGAATCGTCGGTCGAGAGGTTGGAGAAGGAGGCACGCCGCATTTACAGGGATTCTGTGTACTGGCCGCCCCTCAGCGATTCTCCTTTCTCACCACCCACCTCTGCAGCCGCGCACATTTGGAAGTCGCCAAAGCCAAGTCCCAAACCGCCGCCGATTACTGCAAAAAAGAGGGCGACTTTGATGAGTACGGACAATTACCCGATGCCCAAGGCCGACGAAGTGACATCGATCTCTTCAAAGATTGGGTCACCTCCCAGAGTTCCCGTCCGTCGGAGCGCGAGGTTGCTCGCGCGTTCCCCGGTCTCTACCTGCGATATCGATCCGCAATCATGGGCCTCGTTGAGCATCTTTCCCCGCACCCCGTCTTCGGAGGGGGAGACGACTTACGAGGATGGCAGCACGAGCTCGACGGAATTTTAAACGAAGAGCCTGATGACCGTTCCATTTATTTTTGTGTCGACCCAGATGGTAATTCCGGAAAGAGTTGGTTTGTTCGCTACCGTTTGTCCAACTACCCTGAACACACCCAGGCCCTATCGATCGGGAAGCGAGATGATTTATGCCTTTGTATTGACGAGACCAAATCCGTTTTTTTGTTTGATATCCCCAGAGGCGGAATGGAGTTTCTCCAGTACACCGTATTAGAGAAGTTGAAAGATCAGGTTGTATTTTCTGGCAAATACCAATCGTCTACGAAACTACTGCCACATCCAGTCCACGTGGTGGTATTTTGTAATGAACACCCAGACGAAAGTAAAATGACCAATGATCGCTATAAGTTTATTCAGCCCTCGGCTGAGGAGGCGTAGCCGCACCAAGCGCAGCGCCCATGAATTAATAACGCCGAGAATAACGAACAGGATTACGTCTAACCATTAA